CCGCCGTTGACGAGTAGCTCGGGGTTCGCCCCACTGCCACCAATCGCCCCCACGGGCGCGCAAAGGGCCGCCGCGGAAAACATCAGGCCGAGAACTGCCCGTAGCCGATGGCCCGGACATTCGCCCCGGTGGTGATTTCCCACCCGCCGGTGACCGAACTGATCCCGTGCGTGCCCATCGGCACGAGGAACGGATGCAGGGTCAGGACGCTGTTGGCCCCGCCGTCGAAAATCACCGTGTTGGCCGAGCCGTCCTCGATGCTGACCGCCCCCGGCGAAACCGAAGTCGGGATGATGAGCACCGCATCCAGCCGGTCCCCCACAGCACCCGCGCCGCCCATCATCTGGTCGGTTTGCGAGGCCGCGACGTGTTCGTAATCGCCGCCCGCCGCTTCGACCTTGAACCCGCCGCCGAGGCCGAGCGCGGTTGGAATGAGCGCGATGATGCTCGACAGCCGCTGCGCGATGCGTTGCAACCGCCCGTTGAGGCCGGAATTGGCGGTATCCGAAGCCGGGGCGGTTTCGTTGACGGCACCGATCAGGACGCCGTTGGCGGTCTGGATGGTCGAAGTTGCCGGGCTGATTTCAGCGCCCGTTGAATCGACCAGCACACGCCCGCGGCTGTGCACGATGGGAAGCGGCATTATGCGGTTTCCTTCTTCTTCGGCGGACGCCCGCGGCGCTTGGGCAGGCTTCCGCCCTTGGCGCCGTCGCCGTCATGGTCGAGGGGGTGGACCTGTTCGAACTCGGGGTGGCCGGTGAACCGTTCGACCAGCTCGTCGGGAACTTCGGTCGGTTCGTGGCCTTCGAAGGTCACGCCGCCGACGGTGTTCGACGTGTGCCCGCAGGTATAGCGGCCGGTGAACTTGAACAGCATATCAGGCTCCCCACAGGGCAGCGGACGCAGCCGAGATCGAAAGCTGTCCGGTGGTCCAGTTGATCGCCACGGCATACTGGTCCGCAGGCTTGGCGGTGTCGGTGATCGAAATGGCAAATGTGCCGTTGGTGTGGGTGTTGATGAGCCACGCCTTGTTCGCGGTCAGGGCAATGAGCTGCGTGCCGGTGCTGATCGCCGCGCCCGTCGAATAGCTGTCGGCGGTAATGCCGATGCCCGTCGCCGCTTCCGAAATATACAGCAGGATGGGCCGCGAAGCGGCGATCGTCACGCCCGCCGCGTCCTTCAGCGTTCCCGTGAAGATGCAGATGTTCGACGCGCCCGCGGTCACCACCCACGAAACACTCGCGACCGTGTTGTCGAGCAGGTTCAGCTCGGCGACCGTGGAAGTCGTTGGCCCTGTCGCGTCGGTGATGCTGCCGGAAAGGCTGTATTCCGCCGCGGTGTTCTGCCCCGTCGCGGTCTGCGCCGTCACCGTGCAGGCCCCGCGCGAATACTGCGCCAGCCCGCGGTCGGCGGTGTTGGCGCCGTGGAGCGTCGCGCCGGTCCCGGCGGCGAAAACCACCGCGCCGGCCCCATACCGTTCCCATTCGAAATGAAACCCCACCGGCAGGTCGCGCGGCAGGGTCAGGGTGACGGTCGAACCGCTGTTGACTTGCAGGACCCGCCCGCGGTGGTTGGCGGTAATCGTCGTGTCGCCCGTGATCTGGACGATTTCCTTGGACAGCCCACCGGGGGCCGCTGGCGTCGATGCGCCCCTGACTACAGACATGGGTTTATCTCCCGTAGGGGCCGGGAGCCGAAGCCCCCGGCCTTACGCTCAAGCCGCGAAGCTCGGATCGACGATGTAGTTGACGATCACCTTGAAGGTGCCGGCCGTGAACGTCGCGGCATCGACATTGACGACGGCGGTAATGACCGTCTCCTTCGCGAACACCTTGAACCCCGGGTGCTGGATGATGTTGACGAACGGCATCCACAGCCCCGCAACGGGCAAATGGACCGAAGCATCGCCGGTCAGGGTGCCGAAGTTGCCGAAGCCGTCGGTATCGACCGCGTCCGAGCCGTTGGCGGCCCAACCCACGTCGAAGTCCAGTTCCTCGGTGGCGTCGGTGTCGAGGTCCGACACCTGGACGAAACCGCCGTAGACGCAAGCCCCGGCCGGAACCCGGCACAGTTCGATGATCGAAGCGGCGGCGATGTTGGTGGCGTAGTTGTAGACCCCGACTGCGACCTGCGCCACGCCTTGCGCCGCGGCACCGCCGACGGGGAACGTGGCCCCGCCACGGGTGGTGGTGTAAGTAACCATTTCGAATGTCCTTGGAAGGTGAGGCGGACCCGAAAGCCCGCCTCAAAGTGGAGGTCAGAGCTCGGCGGCCGAACCCGAATGGGTTGCAGCGCCGGTCGTGGCGACGAAGATGGTAACGACCCCGTTGTCCTTGGTGTCGTCGGTATCCGCCGAACCGGTCCCGAAGATCAGCTTGCGGACGCCGTAGATCGCTTCGACCGCGACGCCGTGCTTGTCGCCGTAGTCGAACTTCTCCGTGACCGTCCCCCAGTGCTTCGCGTAAGCCACCGCCAGCGCCTGTGCGCCGCACAGGTAAACCGGCGTCACTTCGGCCGACGAGTTGCCGATGTTCAGGTAGATCGGGATATTGTCGACCTCCTTGATGATTACGCCGTTCCACAGCAGGTCGCCGCCCTCGAACAGCTTGGACGCCTGCATTTCCACCGCCGTCAAAGCGAGGACTTCGGTGTCGATGCTGTCGCGGAAGTTCTTGAAGGCGTGCGGGTTGGCGAAAGCGACGTAATAGCGCTTGCCGTTGCCGCCGTCCCTCATCGGCCGGATTTTCGGCGAACAGGTCTTGGCCTTGAGGATCGCCGCGTCGAGCACCGCCGCGGTGAACAGGTCCGACGTGGTGTCGAGGTCCCCCAACGCCGACGAAAGGTCGGTCGCCGAAGGGGCGGCAACCGCGCCGAACTGGACGCGGTCGACGTTGTCCACCAGCCACGCATCGGCAATCGCCGTCGTCCTCGAAAGGAACGCCGTGCCGTTGAGCGAACCCAACGCGGTGATGATGAGGTCGCGGGTGTCTTCGACCGACCAGTTGAGCAAGGTCGGCTTGGCCGCCGCCCTCAGGCCGATCGCCGAACGCTGTTCGCTCATCTCGGGGACGCGAACCGCGTTGCGGCGCTTGTCCACGTAGACGCGCATCGAACGGGAAACGAGGTCTTCCTCGAAACCCTCGAGGACCGTAGTCCCCGTCGTCGCGGCGTTGGTCAGGCGGTTGACCAGGGCGAAGGTGATCGAATCGCCCGGCTCCTTGGTCAGGTCCTCGCGCGTCTGGATAACGTCGTTCTCGCCGGTGCCCATGAGCGGCCGGAAAGCCTGGAGGCCCTGGAAATATTCGTCGATGTACTTGTCATCCCACTGTTGGACAGTGAGGCCGGTAGCGGCAACGGTGTCTGCCATGATGAAAAATCCTTCGGGCCGCCCGAAAGCGGCACTGGGAAAGCCGACGCTTCACAGCGTGGGCATTCTGGTTTCAGTGTCGGAGGCGCTCCTCGAGGGTCTTCGGCCCGGCCCATGCAGGACCTGACCTAGAACCGACGTTGCGCTCGCCGGTGAGTGAGACCGGAACGGTCGGCTGCGGCTGAGGGACGGGGGAACTCCCCATCATTTCCTCGCGCACCCGGGCTTCGATCTTTGCTTCGAGATCAGCCACGTTGACGGCGCCAAGGGCTTCCATCTTCGCTGCGTTGGCGGCGATCTGGTAAGCCTTCTCCCACGGGTGCTTCGCTGCGAGCGCCTGCTGTTGCAGGGCAGGGTTCTGTTCCATCATTGCGATGAAACGCGCCTTCATCTCGTCGAAGTCTTCGTGGGCCTGGTCGGCAAGCATCTCGGACACGTCGAGGCGCGCATTGAACGACGCCCGGTTGACTGCCTGCCCGGTGAGATGCTCGCCGAACGCCTGCTCGTTCTCCCAAACCGAGGGAGGCGAGGCAGGCGGTTCCTGCGGCTGCTGAAGCTGTTGGAGTTGCTGCTCGAGCACGGAAAGCCGTTCTTCGGCCTCTTGGCGCTTCCGCTTTTCGGTGAGGTATCCCTTGAACTGGTCATCGGGGATAGGGTTGCCCGGCGTCGGCTCAGCAGGCTGTGCCTGCTCCTCATCGCCCGTCTTGGCCGCAAAGCGCCCGTGTTCGTCCCGTGCAGGCCCGCTAGGGGCTTCTTCGGGCGTCCCGGGTGCCTCGGGTGCCGGTTCGGCGGCTTGCGCCTCTACGGCCTCCGTAGGCTCGTTGCTCAGCCGCTCGTCGATCGTCTTGGTCATTGGACCATCCTCAGCGCCCGTTTCGGCGGCTTCCCTACAGCGCCCGTTGGTTGCCCGGCGTCGGCTTCTACGTCATCACGACGTTGAACTTGGTCGAGGGTAAAGCCCCTCGTCGGTAAGTCGGTGGCGGTGCCCATGAGGAAGGCCCGAAAGCCGCGTCTCACCGGACAACCCGCCCGTAATCGAACGCCACCGGCCCCGCGATGGGAGGCGTGCGCTTCGTGAACGACGGCAGCCCCGGCTTGTTGAGCTTGGCGTAGAGCGAGCAGCCCGGCGCCATACACAACACATCGACCCGGCAAGGCCCGTCGAAGAACTGGTGCCCGAGGCAGCCTTCAACCCGCAAATGGCGCGGGTGCTTGTAGTCCGTGTGGGTCGCTTTCACGCCGCTGCCCTCATCCCTGCCTGCAATGCGTTGACCTGCGTGTCGGACTGTTTGGCCGCTGCGCTAGCGCGGTTGAGCGCGGTCTTGCTCTCGGTCTCCTCGACCTTGGCCGCTTCGCCCTTCAAGGCGATCTCCTGCGCCATCTGCTGTTCCGGTGCCGGGGGTTGCTTCATCGCTTCCTCGAGCTTGTCCTTGCCCTTGAGCGCACTCGACGAGATCAGCATCTCCCACAATGGACCAGCTATTTGCGGCGGTGCGCCGGGCAGCATCTTGGCGATCGTGTCGAACTGCTCGGCCGCGACCGTCGGAGTGTCGATGCCCTCGTCGACGATGATGTCCACGTCCAGCTCGGCGACGTTGTTCTCGATCCCCACCACCTGTTGCGCAGCGGGCATCATCGCCAGCGTCTGCAGGAACTGGATCACCTGCGGATCGGCCTGTTCCGGGTTCTTCGGATCGACGCCCAGTTCCTTCGCCTTGGCCTCGATCGCCGTTATCGGACGGTTCAGCCCGACAAAGCGGACGTTGTTGTCGTTGTCGGTGACGCGGACCCACCGTTCCTCCGACCATGCCTGGCGCACCCGGCCCCACACCGAACGATAAACCGCGAGGCTCAAGCGCCGGATGCAGTCGAGGAAGTCGGCCGCCTCGGTCATGCCGCCCATCTGCTGCAGTGCGATGGCCTTGCCCGATTGCCCGCCTGTGTCCTTGCCCGCCATCGCCGAATTTGCGCCCGTGCGGTGGATATGTTCCCGTGCGTCCAGCATCAGTTCCAGGTTGCCCATCGCCTCCGACTTCTGGTCGAAGATTTCAACGTCGCCCGCCTCGCCGATGAACACACCGGTCGGCAGCGACATTTCCTTGCGAACGTCCTTCGCGGACAACGCCACGGCCGGGCTGATACGGATCTTCTGGCTGCTGATGAGGTGCAATGCCTTCGAACGCCGCTTGTTGATTTCGTCCTGCGGCGAGAGCATCGCCTGCACTTCGCCGTAGCGGTTGTTGTCCCGGTCCACGTAAAGCGAGATGGCCTTGATCGGGCATTCAGGTTCACCGTCGGCGTCGAGATAGGGCGACACCTGAGGTTCAACTACAAAACCACCGCGGGTGAAGATGCAGAACATCCACTGCCCCCGCTCGCGGTAGTAATGCTCGCACAGCCTTACCCGGCGCCGTTTGTAGTCCGCCCACAGGTTGTGCTTGGGCTTGTCGTCGTAGGTCTCCGATTT